GTGACTTCCACACTGATTCGTTGAATTGGAGCACTTTCACTATTGTGAAAGGCACTGTAGCTTTCAAAAAGTTTCCGTCCTCGGGCGGTTATGTTAAGAAGCTTTGTGTCTTCTGCTTCTGTGGTTGGCCGAAGGACTCTGACACTGTGGCTCAAGTTGTCTCCGAGAACAATATTAGTCCTGAAACTGTCGTTGAGCTTGAAGATAATTTCTTCGCTCCGATGTTGCAGAATGATCTCAAATCATACTCCGCAGTCTTCGACGCGGATTTCTCGATTGATGACTCGCTTCGCTGTGTTGTCCATGATAACCCTGGTGGTGGTCCTGGTATTGAGCATTATGTATCCAACTTGCAGGAATGTGCTTACTATAAATGTTTAGTTGCACCCTGTGGAGTTGGGAAATCAAAATTTGCTCCCGGTCTACTCATGCGCAAACTGGGTTTCTCTAGCGTAGTTATGTTGACTGAGCGAATCAAATCGGCTCAGAGCGTCATTGATTGGTACAAAGTGCGACTTCCTGAAGGTATCACGGGTGTGAGAGCTCGTGCAGGTGGTGTTGATACTGTCATTGGTGATTTAAATGTTAATCCCATGACGGTTATGACCACCGGAGCTTTCGTTGCTGCCGGTTGCCGTGTCCCGCCTGGTGCTTTCGTCTTACTTGACGAGGCTCATAATTGCACTACTGATGCTCTGACGGTGATTCAGCGCGTACCAGCTGGTAAGCTGGTTTTGACAACTGCCACGCCACTGAATAAGAATGCCCGTGCCTTGTTGCGCACACCGAAGCCTTCGCGTTTACACTTTGGGTCCTTCCATGAGGCCGATGTGTATGATATCTTCGCAGCCCAGGATAGACGCTCTGGATTATTCATTTTCCCAACTGTTCGCATGGTTAATGAATTCCTTCGTTACGTGAAGACTAAGGTACAGATCACTGCAGTGCGTGGCTCAATGATGAAATCGGATGATTCGGGTGAGAATTGGACTCCAGTCTCGTTCGCCCAAATTGAGGCGTTGTCTAAGACGGATGATTGTTGCATTGTTTCGACTGACATCTTTCAAGAGTCTGTCACTTTGCACATCAATCTAGTCTATGACTACGGCCGCAGGAATCGCCCGCGCGTCAACTTAGCGGAGGTCGTTGCCACCAAAGAGCCGGTGAAGGCACTTCGTGACTTTCGTTCCTTGTATTGTGGTGGAGGAACCCTGAGTGATATGACCCCCTCCGAGCTCGCACAAGTCTGTGGCCGCGTTGGACGGACTGAACTCTCTGCTGGTGGCCGTGCTTTCATAAACATGACCACGGTGCGTGAGCTCTCGCCGGCCGAGCAATGCGACCTTGACGGCCACAAGCTACGTCTGGCCGGCAAGTTGAGCCACACAGTCACTGTGAGCACGGCCGCCAAAAGACTCCATCTTGAGGCCTTTGATGCCGCGTGGGCCAGAGAAAACAATGGTCGTGACTTGGCTCGAGATGCCTATCAGAACCTTTCAGAGGCTTGGAACAACATCAAGAGGATGTTCACCGCCACCAATTCGTACAACTCGACACAAACTGTCCAGAAGATTGCGAATAGTCACTACCCGTCATTTTCCAGGGCTGTGCCCGCAGTTGCTCCCGTCAAGGACGCACCGCCCAATGCTTGGGGTAAACCACTCAAGTTCACCACATTGAAAGAAGACTATGGATCAGATACAGACTCCGTTGAGCTGACTACGGTCGCTCCGGGATCATCAAATCCAACCATCATTCCAAACATCAACTCCGTTGAGCCGACCTCACAGGTCGCTCCGGAAGATGAGGAAATATCAGACATTATTGTCAATGTGGCGACACGCCGAGTGGAGCAAGGCCCACCCAATGTTCGCACTCTTCCCGAGTTAGCACCCAAGGCGCCGACCGTCAAGAAGAGTGGCCCTTCGAAGATCGTCAACCCTAAGCCTGAGTCGGCACCGGAAATGATCCCGATTCCTGAACCCAAATCTGCAACGAAGAAGCATAGGAGACGTGGGGGGCGACGCGGTGTCAACAGCGCCTTAGACCGCAAGGGTCTTTGTGCCGTCAAGTTAGTGCCGCATTCTCAAAGGGCAGCCTTGCAGGCAGCGCTTACGAAATGCCCCTCTG